AGTATAGCTCCTGTTCAAGTTGGAACATATGAGACTGATAAAAAAGGTCAAAGAATATTCAGACAATTAGTCACTTAAAAAATTTAATAAGTTATTTAAACCAGTGAAGATTTTAGAACTTGTAAAAATGGGAAAATTAAAAAGATATTAATTTGTTTGACTCAATAAAACAAGTATTTTATCCATTTTTTGAGTTAAATTTAAGACATTTCTCTCTAACTTAGAAATTCTATCTTCATTTAAATTTGTATCTTTTATGTTAGTTTCATTAATTTCCAATCTAATATTGCCTTCTTTTTTATTTACTTTTTTAAGCTTTGCAAATATATTTATATCTTCGTCATCTTCTGCCTCATGTTCAGAAATAAATGTATTCACTTGGTCATTACTGTTAAATGTTACATTCTTTTTAGGACTTAAGCTTTGGTCGATTTCATTTAAATATTTAAATCTATTATTATTTTGAGGTATATCCAATTTAGCTTCAAATTTTTCGGTTTTGAGAGAAGTTTCTTGCGGCTTAAGCCAATTATCAACTTGGTTTGATGTATTATAAGACCTATTTATTTGTTCAACCTCATAGTTACGTTGTGTCTGCATTTCTTTAAGAATTTTCTCCATTTCTTTTATTGGTATATCAGTTTTCTTATCAGCAAATTCTGGAACTGAAGGAGATTTTAAAGTCATTGAATCTTCAAATTCTTCTTGTCTTCTAGTAAAATCTCTATCGATTTTAGATTTTTTATCATTTTGTATTTCTTCAAATGTTATTGATTCTTTTATTGGTGTTTCATTATGAATTACTATCTTACTTGGTTGATAAGGATATGTTTTTCTAATATGATTAAGAATAAGAAGTATATATTTTTTATTAATATCAACCAATGAATTAATTTTTGTTCTCTCGAGTTCATAAAACCCTTGTATATTATTTATAAATAAATTGTAAACTTTGTTTTGAATATCAGGAGAGATAAATTTGAAAATATCTTCATCGCTTATAACATCCCATAACATTTGAGCATTCTCTTTTTTGGTGAAAATATTTATTGACATTTAAATATATAATAATACAATTGTATTTTTATATGTTTTTATAACGAATCATTGAAATAAATATGTCTAAATTTTTCCATATATTCGTCTTTAAGTATATGAGTTTTTATGTAATGTTCGGTCATCTTATCTTCAAGCATATGAATTATGAAATAAATGGAATAAATACCACATTCAGTATTTCCATATTGATGTTCAATACCTTCATTACTATCAACTTTAAAAATAATTTTTGGGCTCAAATTAACACCTTGTTCTTTAATTCTATCAATTAATTTCTTTATTTCTGGAGTTGCAGGGTCTCCTGTGCTATCAAAGAAAAAAATCTTCTTCTTTTTAATATCAATAAACATAGATATCCAATGTTGACCTGGTTCATTATGTGGGTCTGTATTGAAAATGATTCCAATTTTTGTTTTACCTTCTTTTATAAATTTTTCTAAATTAAAATTACATAATTCTTCCCAAACGCATTCACCATATAACTTTCTTATATCAAAATCGATTGGTGAAGGTCCTATAAAATCAAAATCTTTGTATGCTTTCTCATATTGTTTCATTACTTTCATTATATCTGTACTTGATAACCATTCATTTGGATTTTTTTTCCATTCAGGCGGGGATTCCGGTGCAAATGATTCAGCTAATTCACTTTCTAATTTTCCAAATGCTCTATTCTGTCTTAACCAACAAGCCTCATTATTACATATATCCCTTAAATAATCGCTTAATTGTTTATGAATATCTTTTGGCGAATTTGATATTATTTTTACATCAGGATGCCGAGCATTCCAACGGTCTCTTAAATGAATAAGTGAATCATTTGTATAGCAACTAAAATCATTCAATTCATCTTTGGATTTAGGACTACAATTAATCTTTTTAATTGATTTTTTTCCAGACCCATGTTTGTTACGATTTTTATATGTATAATTTCTCTTTCTATATTTTTTTTGAGTTTTTTTATTTCTTATCTTTTTGATTGTCTTCATAGATAATAGTGATATTCTTTTTTTCATCGGTGTCTTTTATTCCTTTATTCTTAAATTCTGGTTTCGTAATATCAACTTCTCTCGATTTTGGTAAAATAATGTTATCATGCTTTTTATTTGTCGTTCGTTTTACATATTTATCTAAAGTAGGCAAATCCATTTTAACTGAACGCATCATTAATTTATTTGCATCATCATAATTATATGTTGTATCCATATTATCATTACTCGATATATCAGGCGGAAAGTCTATGTCCTTATATTCGTCTTGTAATAAATCATTATTATCAATAATTTTGAAATAGTTTATAGCTGATTTTATAAATGTATTATATGCATATTTAACATCAGGAGATAAATCATCTGGATTATTATTATTTATCATTACCTTAAATAAATTAAAAATCCTTTTTCTATAAAATATAAATTCTTCTTTATTTATTTGTTTTTCTGTTTGTTTCATTATATGTTTACCCATTGTTTCCTTATTTAGAAGACAATCTAATGTTATTTGATTAACTAATGATTGAGACATATAATAAAACTATAATTTTTATTTTTAACATGTTTGTTTTGTAATATCTTTAACTTGACATCTAGTATTATTATAAAACATTGAAGAACCACATAATCCAGGTGATGGATTTGGATTAAATGATTCAAATGAATCAGTTCTAAATAATAAATCATGTGGATTTGAGTTTGATGTAGTTTGAAATTTATATGTATATAAATCACTATTGGAATTAGGAACATAATTTGCTTGACTACATTTTTGTAAAGCATAAATCTGATTTCTCAACTCTGATTCAGTATTGATATTTGATGCAAATCCTGACCACGGCGATTGACTATTTCCTGGGTTAAATACTTGATGAACATTATATGTTGGCATTTGAGTTAATGGTACATTTATTGGTTTTCTTGGGTCAACAATAGGAAAATAGGAATATTTTGTCATAACAGGTCTTACATCTAAATATGGTTGTAACATTTGTGACGGAATATTTCTATCATATATACGATTATTTGTTTGTTTATGAATATCTGAAACACATTCTATTGGCTGTCTCTCCATTTGATATATTTATATATTATTTTTTTAATAATTATTATACATAATTATGTCTGGTATATTTGCTCTCCTAAATACTAATAATAATGATAACACATATGAAATAATTATTAAAAAACAATTTATGAAATGTCAAGCAAGAAGTCCCGAATATTTATTTGCAATAAAGAGATTTATAATTACAAACGACTGTATAACTATATGAATGTCAAACCAGCAACTGATTCTTCATGTGAAATTTCTTCATATTGATATTAATTTATTCTTAACTGAAAAAAAAGCACTAGCTTTCATTTTATCTCTTACTAATATATGAATAAAAGACAATTACATAAATGGCAAGAGAATTTATTTAATATTATTATTTATGTTACATATTTTTTGGTTATCATATCTTCTTTAGGTTTATCAGAAAGTGCACCAAAATACCTCCAATCTTTAGATTATTATGTTAGAATTTATATTTGTCTTTTTTTAATGTGGCGTTTCAATCCATTAAGAACTCATTATGAGTTTACTGATTTAGATAGAAAAATAGCATTTAGTGCTGGTGCGTTTATTTTAACTACAACAGCATTAAATCAATATTTAGATTATTTTAAAACATTTATTAAACAGTTCTTTTAAGAGTCTTATTTTTTTTATTACCTCTATTTTTAATAGTTCTGTTTTTACTTGAACGATTGAAAAAGGATTGCAAATGAGAAATTATATGCTTACCTAATACCTTATCGACTTCGTATTCTTTATCATCCTTTTTAAGAACATTATATTTGAACAAATTTATATGCTCCATCATTATTTTTTCAAACTCATCATCATCACCTATTATTTTTTTACCAATTTCAGAATCCATTAATTTTTTAAACATATATTCAAATGATAAGTCATAATAATAAGGTTTTATATTAATATAATATATATTATCATTTGCCATTTCCGGATAAAAACAATCATCCATAAAACAGATTTCAGCATCAATAGGTATTTTTGTGCATCTTATTAAATCTTTATGTGTTTTATTTTGTGTTGTTCTACATATTTCAATTTTTTTACCATTTATTTTGAATGCAGCTATTATTTGGTCAACTAATTTATAATTTATTTTTTTTTCAAAATAGCTTATGATATGTCGTGCCCATTCTTGAGGACCTGTGTTATTTGTGTAAATCATCATTTTATTACAACAATTATTTTTTTTCTTGCTCTTTAAGTATGTTAAAATATTTATTATATTTGGCCTTAAAAACTCGGGAAATAAATCTAATATATCATCAAAATCTGTTTGCGTTAATGCAGCTCTTTTTTTTATTTTTAAATAATCCTCTAAGCTATCCCAAAATATGCCATATTCTGTAAAATAACCAAGCGTTTCATCTAAATCAAATACTACAATCTTCATTGTTAATATATAATGAGAAATATGTATTTTAAAAAATAATAATTTATATATTTATTAATGAATTATTTCACGAATTTTAATGAATTATTGATAATAATACATTATATAAAAAACTTATCAAAATTAGCAATATTAAACTAACACTTGTCGGTTTTAGAAATACACAACCTATTTTTTATACACAACCACAAAATCAAAATATACCTACAATTTGGTCTAATTCTAATTTTTCTACATATAATACTACTCAAACTTCTTGTATATGGAAAATAATCAAACTCTTACTTCGGGTATATAGAAAAATAATCAAACTCACTGTAAATAATTATTTTATTTGTAAATATATATACAACAATGTCTGAACTTACTAATAATGATTATATAAAAATTTTAGAATTTTACAATAAAGCAATACCTAAATCTAAGAGATTACTTAAAATGCAGGCAGAAAAATTACTCGTTAGTAAACTGTGCAGATGTATCAAAAAAGTCGATAAAGAGAATGAAGCTCGTGCTATAGGTATATGCACTAAAACAATCATTAATAATAAGGGATTTACACGTGGAAAATTCACATGTAAAAAAAAAGAAATTATCAGTCTTAAAAAGAAAAAAAATATAACAAAGAAAAATAGAAAATAATTATATCAAGCTATAATAAGATGAAATATGTTGATATAATTATTATTGGAAGTGGCATGTCTGGATTATACACCGCATATCAAATCAAACAATTCTCTCCAGATACGTCATTTTTGATTTTAGAAAAATACAAAAAAAATTGGATTGGTGGAAGAACTAGCAATGATATGTTTTATGGAACTGAAATTGTAACTGGTGCTGGAATAGGACGAAAAAGTAAAGACAAATTACTACATAAATTGATTCATCATTTTAATTTAAATACACCAGAATATACTATCAATCCTCAAATATCAAAACTTATCCAAAGAGTTGATACTAATAATATAATGAATCGTCTTAAAAAAGAATATAAAGGATTCAAAGATAAACAACTTACTTTTAAACAATTTGCGACAAAAGTTCTTGGAGAGAAAGAATATAAAAATTTTATATTAAATGCTGGATATACTGATTATGAAAATGAAGATGTATTTGAAACATTGTATTATTATGGGATGGAAGATAACACTTCTTCTTGGAAAGCATTTCACGTTCCTTGGAAAACACTTGTTTTAAAACTTTATCATTATATTGGAGCGAATCATTTCAAATTTTCAAATAAAGTTGTTTCTATTAATAAAATGCAAGAAACATCATGTAGATTTATAATTAATACCGAAAATGGTCTCCAATATTTGTGTAATAAAGTAATTATTGCTTCAACTATTGACACTATTCGAAATTTATTACCATCTTATTCAATCTATAATGATATTGAAGGACAACCTTTCTTGCGTTTATATGCTAAATTTACTAAAAATTCTATTCCTGTTTTGAAAGAATATGTCAAAGGATTCACAATTGTCCCAGGACCTTTACAAAAAATTATACCAATGGACCCGGATAATGGTGTTTACATGATTGCTTATAATGACAATAATAATACAATTGCTCTTAAAGATTATCTTCAAAATACTAAATCAAATAGAGATTTATATGAAATGCTTTTGGAAAAGTCATTAGGTATGCCTGAAAACTCTGTTCATATTATTGCTATCAAAGACTATTATTGGAAAATAGGAACTCATCTGTTTTTGCCATTAAATAAAGAGTTATATAGTTCGAGAGAAGATTTTATAGACAAAGCTCAACATCCAGAAAATGGCGTTTTAGTTGTTGGGGAATGTGTGTCACGTTCACAAGGATGGACGATTGGATGTTTAGAGAGCGTTAATGCTGTTCTTACAAAACAATGGGTTAAAAAAGAATGTTAAAATGAAGGTATAGAAGAATTAAAAAATGGTGATGAAATAGCAAATATTTATTTATGTAAAATAATGAGTATGAATTTTATTGAAATAAATAATAAAGATGATATCCTATTGAGGCGAATCCTAACATCAATAATAATTCAAAGAATTTTCTAGTTGTATTCTCTCCAGTGTATCCAATATATATTAATAAAGGACCAACAATAAAAACGTGAATGAGGTTTACCCATATTGATTTGCCATCATTTAGGTATCCATATATTTTGTATAAATGATAAAAAATTATCACAAACCCTAAAAATAATAGTATATTGAATAACGGTTTGTATATTTTATCTCTATTAATGCCTACATAAAGAAATAAACTACCAACAAACAAAATATGAAACAAATGAACTAATGTGCGAGAATCCATTATATAAATTAATTATATTTTTTTTCTATATTTAATTTATGGACGATTATGAAAATACAGAAGTTGTTCTCCAAAAAGGAGGAAAAGTTGTTCGTAAAGTAAATATTAAGAAAGGTAAAGGATATAAAACTATTACTAAATATCGCAAAGGGAAAAAATTATTTACAATTAAAAAACCTATTCATAAACAACATATAAAGTTAATTAAGAAAGGTAAATTTATTCCTGGGCTATTTAATGATTGTAAAGGCTGTAAAACAAAGAAGCGAAGAGGTGGCGATGATGAAGAAATGGGACCTGAAATTAAATCGGTTGAACCATATCCTATACCTGCTGACCCAGAGAGATTCAAACGTTATGAAGAACAAATGAGAATACGAAGCTCATCACCAGAAGAAGCATCACAATTATTCGAGGGACCTACTCCTGAAGGTAAACAAGCTCTCGAGAGAGAGAAAATGGCTGACGAAGACCCATTAAATAAAGACCCATTTGATAGAGAAGAATTAGAAATTTTTTCTAAAAAAGGCGGTAGAAGAACTAGAAGACGAGTATCAATGTAATTTAATTAAAATCAGATACAAAACATATTTGAATAAATCAGAAACGAATATTTCCAAATATATGAAAACCTTAAATTAAAATTATATTACAAAAAATAACATAATTTTACACCTTTTCTCATTTACTATTCTTCGCTGAAACGCCCATTTTATATAAAGTATCTAACAATTTATTAATTGATAATGCAAAAAATCCAAATCATCTGCAAATAGATGATTTAATTTTCTTATTGTTTTTTTTTCAAAAATCACATCTTCTGCTCCATTCGTATTTGAAACATTTACTTTTTCAATAGGATGGAATATTTTTTCAAATCCTAAATTGTTTAATATCACTCTTAAATCATTTTCTAGATATTCAAATCTTCCAATTATATCAACACCACATTCACCAGTTTCATCTTCAATTTGTCTCTTTTGACTCATAAAAATATGACCATATTCTATATCACTAACATTATTCAATAAATTTGGTTTATTTATATAATCAAAAAAATCGGTTTTTAAATTTAATTTTATATTTATATGATTCCAACCAGATAATGCTCTTTCATATGGATTTCTTATGAAACAAAACTTTTTATAAAATTTCCATTTTTCTTCATTCATATTCATTTCTTTATTTAAATAATCACTTGTTTTACAATACATTAATAATCCCATAACTTTATTGAAAAATGAATTATCATATTTTTGATTACCTGTTAAAACTTTTCTAAATGCATTTGTTCTACAAACAATATTATGGTCAGGCCTTCTATTATGTATTAATGGTAAATAACTCACAAAACCATAATATTTAACAAGAGTTGGACCTATATATGAACCTCCTGTTTTTGGTATATGAATAAAAATAGCTTGTTTTTCATGATTAATATATATCATTATTAATAACTTAAATTACTTTTTATATTATTATAACCTATAATTTTATTAAAAAAGGAATTATTTTTTATAAAATTTACAATATAATATTTTGGTTTAATAATTATAAGGTTTGACAACAGATTACTTTGATGCATCTATATTATATTATATTTATTCTAAATAAAATACTTAAACAAATTTTAAAAAATAAATATATTAATAAAAATGCCAAAATTATTTTGAAAGATGGTCTAAAGCTGATAATAAAACGTGTTCTTGGTCTGTAAGCCTTTGGAAAATTAAATTTTTATCCATCGAAATTTGAAAATAGCGTACTGGAAATCCAAAATTTTTACACACACAAAAAACACCATCATCTGTAATTTTCATCTCACAAAATAAGGCACCTTTTGTTAAATAAATATTAGTTGGGTCTTCAATTGGTATCCATCTTAAGAATGTACCGTATTTCAATTCATTCATTTCGTCTACATATTTGTAGACTTTTAATTTATTAAATATATCAATAGTTTCTTGTTTTGATAGATGAAGTTCTTTTAATATTTTTAATGTCATCTCTTGAATTGTTTTTGTTGTAAAATTTAATAAAGTTTCATTCGAATCATCATCTAATGCTTTTAATAGTTTATTAACATCCATTATTAATACATTATATAAATAAATTTTTATATTATTTATATAATTTTACTTATTACCAAGACCCCCAACTTGAACCACCTCCTAAAACAGAATTTGCAGCCATTGGTTCCATAATACCACTCATATCCTCTGACATTCCTGGACTTGCAGCACCAACTAAAGGTGTATTTTCTTGTTTATACATTGCATCATAATTTGGTAATTGTTGAGGTTGCATAGTATTTTGACTACCTTGAGTTACATCGAATGTTGGTAATGAATTAATTGCAGTTCCGTCTGTATAACCACTAGAGGGTTGTTGACCAGAAATTGGTTGAGAAACCTTTACTGTGCCATTTCCATTTTTACCGTTTTTCTTTTTATTATCAGACTTGCCATTCCATAATTCAGAAACACGGTCAACCAAGATTGATACCTTCTCTCCAAGTTTAGTTTGCAAGCTCATTGTTATCATTAAAATTGCTAAAATTATATAAACAATATGGAAATCTGGATATTTTGCACCACTGTATGTTGGAATATATGTGATGATTCTGTGTATAAGTAGTAATCCTATAAACATTACAATAATTTGAACTAATATTTCAGCTGAAACTTCTAAACTACTTTTATTGTCGTCTGATTCAGGAACATATTTTTGCATTGTTTTATTTAAAATAACAATTGGGATTATTGCAATAAAAGAGTATTGAAGAATATTTAATATTTCAGATTTTGAATCATCATCAAAATTGAAAACATGCTTAAAGAAACTTTTTGATTCGTCCGAGCTATCCATATGATTTATAATTAGAAATTAAAAAATTAAATTATCTTTTAAGTAAATAATTTAAACAATGCGTTCTAAATATATTATGGAACATATAGCTGAAGATTATGCACGTATTCAGGAGAATTTAAATTCTTGTGAAAAAAAACAATTTGAAAAAAAACAATCAGAAAAATCAGAACAATCAACTAAAGTTTCTGAAAACATTTTTAACAATCTTAAAAAATTTCAACATGAAGAATATCAATATCTTAATTTGCTTGAAAATATTTTAGAAAATGGCGTATGGGAAGAAGGTAGAAATGGGAAAACTAAAAGCATCTTTGGACAATCTATGCGCTTCTCTCTAAAGGATAATAAAATTCCTATTTTGACAACTAAGAAAACTGCTTGGAAGACTTGTCTAAAGGAATTGTTATGGTTTATTCGTGGCGAAACTGATAACAGATTATTGAAGGAACAAGGTGTTCATATTTGGGACGCAAATTCTTCGAGGGAATTTCTGGATTCAAGAGGTCTTACCTTAACTCGTGAGGATTTGATTGGGCCTTCGTATGGCTATCAATGGAGAAATTTTAATGCCAATTATAACTGCTTCACCGGTAAAAGATTACTTGATAATGACCCTAATGATGTTCATAAAGATAGAAAAGAATTTAAAGGCGTTGACCAGCTTCAGCAAATTATTGATGCGTTAAAAGACCCAAAACAGAGAAATAGTCGGCGCTTGATAATGACTGCTTATAACCCATGTCAATTAGACCAGGCCTGTCTACCCCCCTGTCATTTGATGTGTCAATTTAATGTTCATGATGGCAACAAATTATCGTGTGCTATGATGCAGAGGAGTTCGGATTTTTTTTTAGGAATTCCTTTTAATATCGCATCATATTCGCTATTAACACATTTATTAGCAAAACATTGTGGATTAGAAGCATATGAATTTATTCATTTTATGGGTAATTGTCACCTATATGAGAATTCTATTGATGCTGCTGAATTACAGATTACTAGAGAACCATTTGAATTTCCAACAGTTTCAATTGAACAAATTAGAGAGAATATAAATGATTATCAAGTAGAAGATTTTAAGATTCACAATTATAAAAGTCATGAAGCTATTAAGGTTGCGATGGTTGCGTAGAAGTATCTTCATTAACATATTTATAATTATCAAACTTTGGATTTTTAGATTTAAGACGCCATAGTATAGTTGGAACTGGTTTATTGAGTTGTCTTCCCGCTTCCGTAATTGATATATAAATAATTCCATCAATTAAAATTTGAATTGCACTTGGAGAAATATTCCCCATATTTTTTTCACGTATTTTTTGTTTTGTTTCTTCTGAATGGTGTTTACCAAAAAATGGATTGTCTTCTCCTATATTTTTATTTTTTCGCATTTCAGACATTTTTTGTTTGGTTTCTTCTGTATGTTTTCGTCCTTTAAAGTTTATATTGCCTTTTTTGATTTCAGAAATTTTTTTTCTCACATCTTCTGTATGAGTTTTTCCATACATACCATTTCTCTCACCACACTTGCCATACTTTTCCCTTCTCTCTTCTGGTGTCATTTTACACATTGTTTCTTTATGTGAGTTTATTATTTTTTCTCTTATCTTTTCTTTATCAGGATGATTTTTTAACAAGTCACCACCACCATTATTATAATTTAAGTTATATATTTTATCTCGAATACTTAAATCAGTTAAATATTGTAATTCAATCTCTTTTGCTTCTTCTTCTGTATCACATATGTGAATTATATCATATTTGAATTTATCTTCGCCATCTAAATTATAAGCTCTCTGTAAAAATATATTATCGTGATAATTTTGTTTAAGTTTATTGCGATGCGCACAAAATCTTCTATCAATATTAGTCGAATAACCTATATAATATCTACCAGATAATTTATTAGATATTCTATAAACTCCAATAATCCTTTCTTTATCTTCCATTTTATATATATCAAATAAAATATATTTATATAGTTTTCATTGCAAATTATATAAATATTCTAAATATTTTAATTTTCTACTTTTCCATTTTTGCTTTTTTATTTAAATAAGCTGTTCTCGACCATTTCTTTTTTTGTTCTTCTGTTGGTTGATATGTTTGTCTATATTCTTTTGTTTTTTGTTTAATTTCTTCTTTATTTTTTTCATAATATGCTTTCTTACACTGAGGAGCAGTATATTTTTTAAGATGTTCCTTTGTTTCCTCTAATTCTTTTACTAATTTTTCATTTTGTTCTCTCAAAAATTGATTTTCAATTAATAGTTCTTGGTTATTCATTACATATAACTTATATTTAAACTTTAAATTGTTTTATTTATTTTTTGCTGAAAGTTTCCAACAGTTTCAATTAAAGAAGTTAGAGAGAATATAAATGATTATCAAGTAGAAGATTTCAAAATTCACAACTATAAAAGTCATGAAGCAATTAAGGTAGCGATGGTTGCATAATTTATTTTCTATTTTTTCTGGTCTTTCTTCTTCCACCTCTACCTTCTGTTAAATCTGGATATCTATAAGATACAAAACATATAGCTGTTAAAACTGTCCCGTGGTCATCTTTAACATCTAATCCTTCATATACAAATAACTTACCAGGATGATATTTATATCCTTTATCTGTAACATTATCTTCATACATTTTTGCACCAGCATTTGTTTTTCCAAAATTTCTCCGTTCAATTATGCCATCAATCGAATCTTCTAGAGATTTTTCTGCTTGTTCTTTTGTTCCACTACCTGAATATTCGCATGCAAATCCACCTAAAAATTTACCATTTGGGTCATAAACATATGTTGTCATTACTGCACAGCTTATAAACTTTCCTTTATCGCCATTTGCTTGAGCTTTAATACATTCCAAAACTTCTCCCCACTGAATTCTTTTTAATCCTTCTTCTTTAGATATTTGTTTAGCACCAGTTGGAATAACACTTGTATATTCAATAATATTAGCATTTTCAATTCCTGCTTTTGTTAAAGCTTCATCATAAGAACCAGTTTCATAAGGAAGACCTTCAGAACCAATATTTGATTGTCCAGAACCAGAAGTAATAAAATATTCATAAGGAACGCGATTACCTAAAATTAAGTCTTTCATATTATATTGTTTTACAATTTTTTTATTTTAGAAAATTATCATTTATGCGTAAGTTATTTAGAAACATATTGTCATAATTATTATATTATGAGTTCACGATCACTTGCTGCTGCTAGATCTAGAAGGGCTGGAGAAAATGCTCCTCCAGTTAGTGGAAATAGACCGGTTACTTCAATCGGTTCACAAGCTGCATTTGCACAACAAATGCCTCCAAATATAGGATATAATATGCCACCTCCTCCTAATAATGTGAGAACTGCTAGAGCTATTCAACAACAACAACAACCTCCTCTTAGACAACCTCCTCAACAATATCAACAATTTTATGATAAACAACAACCTCAGCCTCAAAATGGATTACCTTTTTCAAAATTAAGTATTTCGGATGCTATTGGATTAATCACTTTAAGATTAGGAAGAGTTGAACAATGGATTATTGAAACTGATGATGAAGGTGAAACTAAAATACAATCATCTAGTGATTTATCCGGTATTCCTGTTAACCATAGAGTTATCGATAATTCTGTTTTAACTTCTATTATTAATCGTCTTGATTCTCTCGAAAAGAATGGTGTATCATCTTCTTCTTCTGAAGAATTTTCAAAATTAAGTGACGAAATTAAAGTTTTAACTGAGCAATTTAAGAGAATGGGTGATGATGTTTCTAATCATACTATCGAGATAGCAAAAAATACTGAACAAGTGTTTAGATTTAATAGAGAACTAACAGAAACTAAGGATATACTCAAATCATTTATGATTAAATATGATATGTTTACTCAAGAAACTACTCAGAATTTTTCTGATTATGAGTTAGCTTTATCTGATTTAGAAAAACGTTTACCATCTGAATTTCAACAATTACCTCAACAATTAGAGCAAGAAGAAGAAGAACATATTGGAACAAATATTAATGATATTGATGGAGAGAATAATAATATAATTATGTCTGTTGATTTGAAAAATATGATTAAGCAAGAATTAGGTAATATTTAATAAAACATATTAAAAATAACTTAATAATTATTTATAATATGGAATTTGCAGACCACGATAAAAAAGTATGTTTTGTTATAAGTGATAAGAAAAAAAAAGACGTATTTATCTCTATTTTTCATCTTTTTAAAAGTTCGGCAACACAAATTAATTTAACAATTAATAAAAACACTTTTCACGTTCAAGGTATGGATAAATCACATGTTTGTTTGTTTGATTTAAAATTATATTTTGAATGGTTTGACTATTATGAAGTTAATAAAAAATACGATTTATGTTTTGATACAGCAACATTTTATTCTATTATAAATACTAAAAGTGAAGACCAATCAATTGTTTTTTATTTGGAAGATGATAACACTGAGACATTATTAATTGAGCTTAAAAATAACGCAACTGTAAAAAAGGGCGATTATAATAAATTTTTTAAATTACCTTTGCACGATTATGATTATCAGGAAATGGTCATACCAACTACGGATTATGATGCTGAATTTTCTTTACCATCCAAGAAAGTAACTGATATGTTGTCACAATTAAGCAATTTTGGCGATGACTTAAATATTAAATGTTCAGAACAATGTGTAGATTTTAAGGCATCTGGAAATTTTGTTGAAATGCGTGTAAATATACCAGTTGACGACATGACTAGTTATGCAGTTGTAGAAGATGAAGAAATCAATTTAATGTATAGCTTAATTTATATCAGTAAAATGTGTATAACAAATAAGTTATCAAATGATATTGAATTTAGCTTAAGCAATGAATGTCCAATGAAGATTAATTATAATTTAGGAGATGATAGTTCCCTTATGTTTTATATTGCCCCAAAAATGAATGATGATTAATTTCGTTCTAGTTAATAAATATTATTATCATTTTTAATTAAGATGAGAATAATAATAGGATTTTGTATATTTTGTTTAGTTTTATTTTTATATTTACACATTCAATTTCATTTAAAAACAGGAGAAGATTTGGAGATGTATGAAGTTGACCAACCATCAAAAGACAAATTAGAGGAAATTTGTGATTTAAGACAACCTGTTTTATTTGATTTTGATTGTGAAAAAATTATTCAGACCTCCAACTCTAGTTATATTGCAAATAATTATCATGCATTTGAGATTAAAATAAGAAATATTAGAGATAATGACACTAATATAGAATTATATATGCCTTTACCAATGCATTCTGCTGTTAAACTTTTTGATGAAGACAAGACTGCTTCTTATTTTTCAGAAAATAATGCCGACTTTTTAGAAGAAACAGGTGTCTGCAAAAATATGCGATATAATGATGAATTTCTCAGACCATATATGGTGTCAAATTGCAATTACGATGTAATGATGGCAAGCACCAATACTTGCACTCCATTTAGATACGAAATTAACTATCGAAATTATCTTCTTTTAACTCAAGGAAGTGCACAAATTAAATTAGCACCACCTCATAGCACTAAGTATTTATATCCAATCTATGATTATGAAAATTTTGAATTTAGGTCACCAGTTAACCCTTGGAAACCACAGCCCAAATATATTGCCGATTTTGATAAAATTAAATGTCTTGAATTTACACTTCTTCCGGGTAAAACATTGTATATACCTTCTTATTGGTGGTATAGTATCAAGTTTAATGAAAATACTAGCATTTCTTGTTTTAATTACCGCACTTATATGAATAATCTAGCTATTTTACCTTATATTTCTTTACATGCGTTACAAATTCAAAATGTTAAGCGTGATGTTGCAAAAAAAATTAATATTAATGAATTAAATAAATCTGAAATTGTTGTTCCACTTGATAAAGAAGAGTTACCTAATTATAATAATGATAATAATAATAATGATAATAATGATAATAATGAAAATAATAATGATTCTAACCATTATGAAGTTATTAATCAAACCACTAATATAAACGATTTACCTCAGCCTTTATCTTCTGCAGATAATATTGGTGCAGAATTATAATAAAATATTGTATTATTTTATAATGGGCTTTACTAAGTTTTTTTATTCTTTAAATCCTTTTTCTTCCACTCGTAGAAAAAGACATAGAACCAAGCGACAAAAAAAGGTTAAGAAACATACAAGACGTCGCACAATGCGTGGTGGATGAGGTGAACCTATTTCTTTTCCTGATAATAAATATCTCATGAAAGGAGGATGAGGCGGGGCCATACCCACTACAAATAATATCTAAAATTATTTTTTATTTCTGGAATGACAAATATTATTATTTAATATAATATAATATTTCGATAATTGAAATTTTTAAAAATAATAAATTTATTATAGATATTAACTTTGATGTTCGCTTATAATTAAGTTATCAAATTCATTTTTAATTGATTCTAGTCTTAATTCCAAAATTTTTATATCTGCTCTACAAAATGCACAACAAGGAGTTTCTCTTCTCTCGTTTTGTAATGATTGTTTTATACAATCTTTACAAAATTCATGACCACAGTCTAATTTTATAAATTTTTGTTTTTCATGCATATCATAACAAATATTACACTCACATTTTTCTTCCAAATCATCTTGATTTTCTGATATTTTTGTTTTAATACAAAACTTTCTATCAATCACTCTTTCTGATGAATTGTTAATTAACCTAATCATTTCAATAAACATCATTGCGTATAATATTGATTCATTTTCAATTGTTGTACGTTCATCCATTTCATAATATGGCATACTTAATTCTGAAAATCCAAATCGTCTTCCTCTTCTGGAATTAGGGCGAGCATCTGGTTGAGCTTCTTCTACTGGTTGAGCTTCTTCTACCGGTTGAGCTTCTTCTACCGGTTGAGCTTCTTGAATATTTTGATTATTTGTTTCCTCATATTGAATTCTAGGCATAAAATATTCAATAATTAAGTCTATACAAGTAGATAAATTACTTCTAGTACTTGCTCCACATAGTCTTATAGCAAATGCTCTTACTAAAGCTGAATCATTTAGTGACTCATTCAATAAATAACGACGTAAATTTTCAGTATCTGAAATATCTTGGATTCTTAACTCAGACCTTAAGTTTAATAATTGTATAAAAATTAATGTTTCTCTTTCAAACATACGAATAGGTTGGCTATCACATCTTGTAATATTATGCCCTGTTCTTCGACAAAACGAACAGCATCTAGTTGAAACAATATTTCTATTTTCAGGATTTAATTCAAGACTCATTTTCTTATGTTTACTTTGAATACTTATAATTATTGGATTATTTTTTTATCAATTTTTTTTATTAGACTATTTAATTCATTCAATTGTTCTATTGTATTAACACCAATTACTTCAATCATTTTTTCGGTTGGTAAATCATACATTTCTATATCAATATTTTCTTCTCTCTTTATAATTTCTACAATATCAGTTAAATAATATTCATGTGTTTTGTTATTATTTTTAATAAATGGTAACCATTTGCATAATATTTCTGTATTAAATGCATAAATTCCACAATTTATTTTTAAAATACTTAATTGTTCATATGTACAATCATTTTGTTCAACAATTTTTTGAAATTTTTCATTTCGTATAATTATTCTTCCATAATCTGTTGGATTATTATTTGTTGTTATCATAATTCTTGCTTTATCTAACTTATTTAGTAGACTTAACATTGAATTTGCTGAAAACATAGGAACATCTCCAGAGAGAATTAATGTATTAGTATTTGGATATTTCATAAGCTCGCCTAAGCAACATTGGACTGCATGTCCAGTTCCTAATGCTTCTGATTGGTTAATATATGTTAAATTTCGTGTGTCTTCTATTGACTCTTGTATTTGAGACCTATATTTACCAACAACAATTAATATTTGTTTTATATTAATTTTATTTGCTAACTTTTTAAGATTACGTAATATATAATTTATCATCGATATACCACCAATCTTATGTAATACTTTTGGAATATCTGATTCCATTCTTGTACCCAAACCTCCAGCCATAATAATTACAACTAAATCATTTTCCATATGTTTATTAATATTTATTATTTAAATTACTTTTAATCACATATATACTACATATATATATATATATTATTTAAAGATACTCCTCTACATATATGTAGCATATATGGATTATAAGATTCACGTTAATGACAGGAGTTATAACTCATGGGAAATATTTGATGTAAATAAATTTATTAAGGTTAATTTAGATATCAATCCTCTTGAGAATAAATTATTTACAAATGATATATTTAAAATAGATAAAAATAACAAAATTAATATTTTACACTCATCAATTAGGTCAGGTCCAGCAATACCAGGAGTTTTAATTCTCGATGGAAATAAAACTTATGGAAGACAACACAGATTAGAAGCCGGACAAAGTTATACTGCAAAACGAAGTCAAATCGCTGGTGGAAAACTTTTGTATAAATGCATACCTGACGATACACGATTACCTTCTTTTCTAGTTCCGTATGAAATTAAGTCAATGGGGTTTTCAAAAGTATTTAGAAATTTATATGTAACAATCAATTTTGAAGAATGGGAGGATAAACATCCAAGAGCCAAACTTGACAATGTTATCGGACCAGTTGACGTTCTTGATAATTTTTATGAATATCAGTTATATTGCAAAAGTTTAAACGCTTCAATTCAAAAATTTCAGAAAGACACGAGTAAATCGATTGAAAGTAAAACACATGAAGGTATTATCGATATAATAAAAACTAAAATTCCAAATATTGAAGATAGAACAAATCAATCTTTTTGGAATGTAATAACAATTGACCCACTTAATAGCGTAGATTATGACGATGGATTTAGTATTATAGAGTTAGATAATGATGTGAAACAATTAAGTATTTATATATCAAATGTTACAATTTGGATGGATGTTTTAAATTTATGGAACTCATTTTCTAGGAGAATATCAACTATTTATTTGCCAGATAAAAAGCGACCTATGCTTCCAACTATTTTGTCGGATTGTTTATGTAGTTTACAAGAAAATGTTAGAAGAGTTGCATTTGTTATGGATATTTTTATTAAAAATAATGAAATTATTGATACTAAGTTCTGCAATGCAATTATTAAAGTATCTAATAACTATGTTTACGAAGAACCTAATTTATTAGGTGACCAGAAATACCATAATATTTTAGACATTGCACAAGAATTATCTAAAAAATATAAATATATAAATAATGTTCGTAATAGTCATGAGCTTGTATGTTATTTAATGATATTAATGAATTATCATTGTGCTAGACAACTTATTAAGCATAAAACTGGCATTTTCCGTTCTACAATCATCAAGAGGGAATTTAGTGTTCCAGATACACTACCTGAAGATGTTGGCAAATTTATTAAAATATGGAACAGCACATCCGGACAATACATTGATGGTTCAGAAATTCTCGATACAAGACATGAAATTCTCGATATGGATGCATATATTCATATTACAAGTCCTATAAGACGATTGGTTGATTTACTTAACATGATTAAATTTCAAACTGTATTTGGTATTAATAATTTATCAGAAAATGCAAATAAATTTTATGAAAAATGGTTGAATGAAATTGATTATATTAATACAACTATGAGGTCAATAAGAAAAGTTCAATGCGATTGTTCCTTACTTGATTTATGTCATAATAATCCAGAAGTTATGCAAAAAGAATATGATGGATATTTATTTGATAAAATATACAGAAATGATGGTTTGTATCAATATGTAGTATTTTTACCAGAATTAAAACTTTCATCAAGAATAACTTGGAGAGAAGATGTTGATAATTTTATTAGTAAAAAATTTAAACTTTTTCTTTTCAATGATGAAGAGAAATTTAAAAAGAAAATTCGTCTACATTTATTATAAATTAAATTAATATACACCTTTGGACATTTAAGTTCGCACAAAATATGAGTATTTATTCTTATTTTATTATATGAATAAATACAAAAGCGATGATTATAAATTGGGTGCGGTTAAATATTATTTGAAACATAATGATAGTATGGATAAAGTTTGTGAAATATTTGATTGTAAGAAAAGCACACTAAAAGGGTGGATTGATAGGTATAAAACTACTAAAAATATTACAAGAAAGAATAGAAAACCTATATCATACAAGATAAACAAGGAACAAGTTAGAACTGCTGTAAATATTATTGATAAGAACGAACAACTTACGATGGATGAATTATTATTTTCTATGAAACAAAAATACAAAGACTTGGATATTACCAGACGCCATTTAGGTAGAGTTATTAGAGCAAACAATAGGACACGAAAACGAACTCGTCATCAACATTATCCAAAAGAACGACGAAAGCAACTAACCGATAAAAATAAAGAAATGGAAGCGTTCTATAATGAAGTTCATAAATATCCACTTGATAAGATTATTTGTTTGGACGAAACAAGTATTGGCTCTCATTTGAAACCATCATATAGTAGATGTTATATTGGTAAGCGTTGTGTAATCAAAACAAATAATAATTTTGTATTTCGTAGTTTTACTTTGTTAGTTGCTATCAATAATTCAAAATGCGTAGGAAAAATATTTTATGAAAAAGGTGGAACAACCAAAGAAAGAATGGTAGAGTTTATAGAAACACAAATAGCACCTAAATATAAAGACCATCTCATCATATTAGATAATGCGAAAAGTCATAATAACGATATGGTAAAAGAAGCAATACTAAAAAGTGGTAATCAATATTTATTTACCATACCGTATAGTCCAGTTACAAACGCAGTTGAAATGTATTTTAACCAGATAAAAACATATATTAAGAAAAATCGAGATGTATATACATTTGAAGTGCTGGAAAAGAATATTGATAACGCGATAGATAAAGTGAAACCAGAAAATTATAAGAATTATTTTCAATATGCTTACGGAATAAAAGAGGATATGACTTATAAGCGAAAATCATCAACACGTAAGTGTACATTAAAAAATTATAAGTTATAATTTACTTAAAAAATATTTATGTAAATTATATAGCAACAAATATGGAACGAGATTTTGATTATGAAAATAATAATATAGCATATGATTGTCAATATACAGAAGAAGACGGTGGGGGAATAAAATGTAAAAATTATGAAATATGTGAAGAAGTTTTACCAAAATGGTGGTTTGACTGTAAAGGAAAATATTTATGTACTAATTGTGATATACAGTTTGGAACATGGGGAACCCAAACAGGCAAAGGAATATTAAACACAATTGATAATATTGAATGTCCTATATGTCTTGAACATAAAAAAGGAATATCATATCCAAGATGTAATCATATGGTATGTATTGAATGTTTCAAAAGATGTATGTATGACGAAGAGACAGGACAACCAATATTCCCATATCCTGATATAGAAAATGAGTATGATGAAAATCCAGAAAATCCAAAGTGGAAAAATGATTATCCATTAATTGAGATATATCAAAGATATTATGATAATTGGGAAGATAACAAAAATGAAAAATATGAAAACGAAACTAATATTAGATTGTGTCCTGTATGCCGGTCATAATCATTAATTACATAAAAAATATAAAAATTATTTATGTAAACTATATAACAACTAATGCGATTAAAAAGTGAATTGTATAAAAAAGAACAAGATGGTATTATAGACAAGATTATTAGCATATTAGATTTGGAAAATAAAAACACATATACACTATACGAATTGGACAAAAATGAAGAAATCCAAAAACAAATTATGGAACTTATACCAGAAATACGAAAATGGTTTGCTTTTAACAATATGAAAGCAGTAGGAGAACCAGAGCGAATAAAACGCCCTTGGTTATCAATTGTTAAAAATCTTCTTAAATCCAAATACACTATTGAAAATAAAGAACAACAATTCAAAATCAACGAAAAATGGATAAAATCACCAATATATATTTTTACGAAAGTTTAGGGATTTTTACTTAATATATTATATTTAGGGAAACTTACTTAAAATAATATCTTTGTATAGTATATAGAATGGAAAAGGCAAAAGAGAAACCGCCAGAGTTTTTCAAATCTATTAAAACTTCGCTGAAAAATGTATTGAAACATCCCGAAATAAATACCAAAATACTAAACGACGCTGTTGTGAAATCTAATAAAATTGTTATTCATACTTTACAATTTCTCAAATTGTATTTATTGGATTATTATGAAAACAATAATCAAACATTACCAGTAGTAAGTAAGGAACTTATCAATAATTCTATGAAAGTTGTTTGTGGTGAAAAAACTGAAAAAAGAGGAAAACCCGCAAAAAATGAAACGATAGAAATGAAGGATATACTTACTACTTTTTACAATCATCATTATTTACCACTTACACAGAATGACCCAATTGATTATGCTGGGTTAAATACTGTATTGGATTATTTGAAGGAAGATGTTATTACGATGTATGAGAATAATATTCAATTACATTATGTAGAATATGTAGAACGATATGTAAATGTTGTTTGGAAAAAGAAAATGATTGTAAATAAGATAAGTAAATTAGGCAAAACTCAAAAAGAGCGTGAAGCACGAGTAAGAAATCTTTGTGCCGAATTACGAAAAATCAAAAATGATTTATTGAATGTGGATGGGAAACCACACCAATCAAATAACTATTACCATAAATGGATTGCCGAACAAAAACAACACATTTTACCGCACAGAAACAAGTTTGAGAAAAATAGCGTAATGTATGACTTGAAATGTAAAACGATGGAATATTTTCCTTGTATGATTTTTATGATGAAACAAGTTGAAAATGACGGCGAAACTGTTAATAATGTTTTTCCATTACGAAGTGAAATCGCACCGAAATACATACGATTAGACACAACTACATTAGTAAATTTATTATTGAGAAAAGAACACGGAACAAAGGGATTTTTCAAGACAAATGGAGAACTGAAAAAGAACGAAGATAAGATTTGGAAGTTCTTTTTTAGGACGGAGCGTAAAGCGTTTCATAAAAAGGGGTTTTCATTTCATCATATGGTTTCTACTGATGGGATTGGATTAAGTATTTTATTTTTACGAGAAGATTTGGTTGGTAAGAAATTACCTATGATGAAAAAAGGAATATCAAAAGAGTTGTATATTGATGAGTTGGACGATTATTCTACTTTGCGTGATAAAAAAATTGTAGGCATCGATCCGGGAAAAGAAGATTTAATTTATTGCGTAGATGATGCTTCCAAAGATGCGAATGTATTTCGGTATTCACAAAATCAACGAAGAAAAGAAACTAAAATGAAAAAATACAATAATATTATTCTCGCTATGAAAACCAATAAGATTGAAGATAAAACCATTATAGAATATGAAACAGAATTATCACATTTCAATCGTAAATCGCTACAAATTACAAAATATAAGGAATATCTACGAGAAAAGAATAGAATAAACCATATACTATTTTGTTTTTATCGTAAAGAATTATTCCGTAAGTTGAAGTTTGGTAAATACATAAATATCAAAAGAAACGAACAAAAAATGATTAGTAATTTTAAACGAGCATATGGTGATGCCGATAATGTTGTCATTTGTATAGGCGATTGGGAACAAAGAAAACAAATGAAATACAAAGAACCAACATTAGGAAAAGGAATACGAACCTTGTTTAGAAAAAATAACTTTAATGTGTTTTTGGTAGATGAGTTTAGAAGTAGTTGTAAATGTTCAAAATGTGATGGTGGAGTATGTGAAAAGTTTATGGTGCGGACGCATCCAAATAAAAAGAAGAACAAAGATGAATTGCGGTTAATTCACGGACTATTACGCTGTAAGAGCGGTTGTGGGTCGTGGAATAGAGACCGTAATGGTTCATCAAATATCTACAAAATAGCAAAGAATGCGATAAATAACATAGAAAGACCAAGTTATTTATGTAGAGAAATAAAAAGTAATCAAAGTGCTTCAACGAGTGCTTATAACCAAACTTTATGCGGGTATGAAAATACCCAACTTTGAACCTCTTTTTGTTAGCACTTTTTGTGCGAACTTAAATGTCCAAAGGTGTAAAAAAATACTATTATGATAATATAAAATGATTTTTATATTATCATTATTTTTATTTTTTAAAAATATTTTTTCTTTTAATTGTAGAGTTTCACAGATACATATTGCTCAAGGATTTAACTCTACTGATATGACTATATCGTGGTTAACAAATGATAATTGTTTTTCACATGTAGCATATGGAACAAATAATGAATCGCTTGATAATATAGTGCATGGTTCATCTTCTTCATATGAATTTTATTATAATAATAATCAATATAAAAGTGGTTATTTGCATCATGTATTACTAACTAATTTACAACCATTAACAATATATTATTATAAATGCGGTGATTTTATGCTCCAAATTGTTAGTAATATATTTAATTTTAAAACGTTACCAAAAATCGGTTATAAAAGCAAGCTAACTTTTGGAATTCTTGGAGATATAGGACAAACAAAAAATTCAGTATCAACTCTGAATCATTTAATAAGAGAACACGATATTGACATGATTTTACATGCAGGTGATTTAAGTTATGCTGATTGCAACCAACCTTTATGGGATTCTTATGGAGAAATGATTGAACCGCTTGCATCTTATAAACCATGGATGGTTTGTCCCGGAAATCATGAAATAGAATTTAATGGAACTGATTATATGAATTTGTTTACTGCGTTTGAAAAAAGATACCGAATGCCATATGTTAAACCTGCCGAATTTGGTAATATAATTATTAATAGTGCTATTAATCCTAATACAGGCAATCCTTATTGTACACCAAGTGTTTTCCAGACCGAATATAATTTCGGAAATTCGTTTTATTCTTTTGACAGCGGTTTAGCTCACATGATTTTCCTTAATCCATATACAAATTCAAGCCCGACATCTTTGCAGTATAATTGGTTAGAAAATAACTTAGCATCTATTGATAGAAGTATTACACCATGGGTTATAATAGTTATGCATTGCCCTTGGTATAGCTCAAATATTAATCATTATGCTGATACTCAAACTGTATTGATGCGTGAATCTATGGAATCGCTCTTCTATCAGTATAATGTAAACATAGTATTTAATGGTCATGTTCATGATTATGAACGTACTTATCCTGTTTATAGAAACGAAACTGATATTCATGGTCCAGTTTACATAACAATTGGTAATGCTGGAAATTTAGAAGGTCTTGATAATAAATATTATGAGGAACCTAAATGGAGTGCGTTTAGAAACGGAACCGAATATGGATATGGTAAATTAATAATTATCGATGAAAAACGTTTATTTTGGAGTTGGTATATAAACGATGGTAAACAAATGTTTCCACGAGATAAAGCTTTATTATGTAATTCAGTGTTTAATCTAATTAATTGTAAATAATTTTTTAATCGATGCATTCCATACCGTTTTGTTTAGTAATTGTAACTTCTTTAGCAATCTTTCTTATTATTTTATCTTCTTTTTCCTTATCATTATTGCCTGACCCACCCATAGCTTCGATAACTAATTTGCTATATTGGTCGGAGTATTTAGATTCACTAAAATTGCAACCTGGATGTAGCTCTTTGAATTTGTTGAGTAATTTTTGGTTTTTAAACGCAACTTTATTAATTACTTTTTTAATTTTTTTTTTTTCTTCATCATCTTTTTCCCATTTATCTTCGTCTTTAATATAATATGTTTCTCTCTTTTTATCAGTGCAATGTATTGGTCTAGTTGTTTCGTCTAAAGCATTTAGGTTCTTAACAATAATACTAGAAATTCCATCTACATAACCAAGTTTGCCTACATTTTCTAAATCTGAAAGTTGAAGCTGGAGAGAATTAACAAAATCAGTTATATTCATTGCATTTTTACATGTTTCATTTAGGAAAAATTGAAGATTAAATGTTTTATTATTTGAGTTGATATTACTGTTAGAAATATTATTAGATTGAATACCAGATTTGCATATATCGACAATTTTATTTGTTAGTTCTTGATTTTGCTTTACTACATCAAGCACTAAATTTGTAAGTATTTTAATTTCACTTTCACTAGAAGATGTAGTGAGTTTACCTTCGGACATTTCTTCGTTATATATAAAACATTTTTTCTTATGATAAGAGAGACCTTGTCTATGTTTATAACTTTTTCCACAGTCACAAATATGATTTTTGGCGATTTTTGGCGAGAAATTGTCACTATTTTTGTCACTATTTTGATGTTTTGATGTTATTAAATGCTTTTCATAATCGGAATTTTTACACGTATTATACTCACATATTTCACAACAAAATTTTGAAGAGATTTTTAGCGATTTATTTGTCATCATTGTCACTATTTAATATAGTGACATAAAAAATCTCTAAATACTTTTTATTAAAAAAATTAAAAAAATACAATAACAAAAAATTATTTTACAATTTAATTTGTGACGGTAATTTTTTTTATCGTAATAAAAAATTTCGGTCAGTAAGGACGTTTTTGGCTTTCCCATTTTGGACATTTTTTTTGTCCATTTTTCAAAAAATTAAAAACTTTCCCAAAATTATTTTGACTATTTTCTCTTCACATGTAGGGAACTTTTTAAACTATTTTTTCAAAAAAACTAAGAAAGCCCCTTCATTATGTAGTGTTCTCATTCTTTAAATAGAGAAAAATATAATAAAATATTCCTACTTAAAGACCAACATTTCCTTCCAAACATGCCTTAATAAATGAAGAACTTGTATAAAGTTATATCGATTCTGTAAAATTTGATACAAAATTGTCTATTAAAATATCTGTTCCTATCAAAGGAATAATTTTTACGACTGATATTATATTATCTTTATTAAATATTTCTAGTTCAATATGCAATGTACAATATTTATCATCATACATTTTACACCAATATTTATTCATTCTTTTGTCAAAACCAATAACAGCCGCATTACAGAACTCTGATAATATAACTTTAATTATATCTGATAATTTATTGTGATTAATGTAAAATGATATCATTTTTATATCAATAATTCTATATTTCTCTCCAATTCTTTTAGAGAATAATTTTGGATTTGTTTGATAAAAACAAACTGACATTTTGATGTAACTTGATATATGTATTATGATTTTAATTTAAATAAAAAAAAGTATTCAATTTTTTATTTAAATATATTTAAATATATGTTATTTTGACATTTCAACCGAAATAATAATCATACCAATCGTTATAATTATAAAAAGGAATAGAATAATCGTCCCTACAGTCGTCATATTCATCATGATAATTAATTTCGCTTCCAGATTCATCTAATAATTCAGGCAAATTTTGTTCAATAGTGAACAATTTGTCAGTATATCCATTAATTTTTATGGAATTCTTCTTTGTATTTCTAGCTTGTCTCTTTTTTAATTGTCTCCAGTTTCCTTTTCTAATGAAACTATGTGTTTGGAATTCTTTTTCTTCATAAAACTCATATTTTTCTTCATAATCAATAAATTCCAAATTCACTCTAGTATTAGGCCACTCAACATCTTCCACAAGTTCTTCATATGCAATAGGAATCATATCTTCTTGTTCAAATACATAGTCTAATGATAACCCATTTTTTAACTTATCTTTATATGTTGTACCTGTGTCGTGGAAATATGGGATACCGTTTTGGATAATAATATTTTTTCCGTCGCTAAATGCTGTAGGTTGATACATGATTAGATGCTTTTACAATTATTATAATTTTTCATTTCAATTTTTATCAAAATACAATTCAATAACTTCTAATAATTCAGTATTTTCATTTGACACAATTCTGTTTATTTGTTTATTTATTTCATTTTCTAAAACTGGAAGACGATTAACCAACATTGGATTACATGATTTTTCGTTTTCTTTATACTTATCTGGATTAAATCGTATAAATATGAATTTTCCTCCAAACGCCATGAATAAATCATTATATCTAGCTATTTCATCTTCTTTGGAATAAGATTTGTGTTGATTTTCGTCAGTTTCAATACACAATATTGTATCGTTAATTAATTTGCGATGGTCAATACGTCGTTTAGTAGTGCAGTCGCAAACAGATTCATTATACCATAATGATTTATCATGTTGAAATCCTTCAAATCGTGAGTTAATAAAATCACGAACAGCTATTTCTTTTGTTTTTGAACGGATTTGAAAGGTTAATGGGTTAGTTGGAAATAAGTGTTGGAAACAATTTGTGCAATATCCTTTGTAGTTTTTATTGCCTCTCGTCATACAACTGTCTGACTTACATCTATCATCTTTTACATTTATCATTCCATCTTTTTTACAAGAGGCACAATATTCTTGTTTTAAACCTTCAAAATTAAAAGATGGATAATTTTTACCACATTTACACATTTTATATTTTACATTTTTCATTCCTTCTTTTTTGCAATAAGCACAATATTCTGGTTTAAGACATTCATAATTAAAAGAAGGTACAGATTTTCCACATTTACATTTATTGTCAATAACGTTGAACATTTTTTCAGTTTTACATGAAACACAATATTCTGCTTTTAAACCTTCAAAATTAAATGTTGGTCTAGCCTTACCACATTTACATTTTTCATGACATAAATCGCTCATCCCCTCTTTTTTACATGTTTTACAATATTCAGCTTTTAAACCTTCAAAATTGAAAGTTGCTATTATACCACAATTACATGTTTTTTTTTCACAATCAACCATTCCATCAGTTTTACAATATTTACAATATTCAGATTTTAATTCAGGAAAATTATAACGAGCTCTTTTACCACATTTACATTTTTTAAATGCTAAATTAACCATGTTTTCTTCTTTACATTCATTACAAAAACATGGTTTAAGTCCTTCAAAATTAAATCTAGGTTGTGATTTTCCACAAAAACATTTAGTATTTTTAACATCAATCATTCCATCTAATTTACAATTAGCACAGAATTTAGGTTTTAGACCATCAATGTTATAATGCGCTTGTTTGCCACATAAACACAAAGAAGATGCTAATTTCATATTGCTTTCTTTATGTTCAAAACATCTCAGAGGATTACAATTTAGTCCATAAGTTGCTCTATTGCGACAAGTCTCAAAATCACAAAGTTTAGGCATTTTATAATTTATAATGAGAAAATACTTTTATATTATTTGCCTAAACTATTAATATTTCAGTCATAATATAGAAAAATAATATAAAGATATAAATGTAAATTATATTATCTAAAATGGTAAAAGTATGTTCTTATAATTATCCTAAATCAAATGAAGAAGATTATAAAAAGTATTATGAAAATTATCCATATGAATTACACGATTTTCAGAAATGGTGCGTAGAGGGAATTGTTACTGGAAATCATGTATTAATTTCTACACCAACCGGAAACGGTAAAACTTTCGGTGGGGAGTTCGCCATACAATACTTCCATCAATTAGGCAAAAAAGTAATTTATACTACGCCTATTAAAGCTTTGTCAAACGAAAAATTTTATAGTTTCACTCAAAAATATCCTCATATAAGCATAGGAATTCTTACTGGTGATTTGAAATGTAATCCTGATGCTGAGGTCCTTATCATGACCACTGAAATTTTAATGAATAAATTATATCAAATCAAGAGCACTACTCCTAACTTAAACTCTTCTGTATCATTTGACATGGATATTGAAAATGAATTAGGATGTGTGGTCTTCGACGAAATTCATTTTATAGGAAACGAGGATAGGGGGTATGCTTGGGAACAGAGTATAATGCTTTTACCTTCGCATATTCAAATGATTGGATTATCTGCAACTCTTGATAATCCTGAAAAATTTGCATTTTGGCTCGAAAATAAAGGTGATATTTCAAAACCTATTGAAAAAGAAGTATATCTTACCCGTAAATTAGTAAGAGCTGTTCCTCTTATACATTATAGTTTTATTACTGCACCAAATTCTATTAATAAACATGTAAAAGACAAGGCTACACAAGAAGAGATTAAACGTCTTACGAATAAGCCATTTGTTATTCAAGATGAGAAAAATGTATTTAATGATGTTAATTACCAAAATATGACACGAGTATTGAAAATATTCGATAAACATTACATCAGAGTCAAACGACAACATGTTTTAAATAAATTAGCAGAACATTTAGTTGAAAAAGAAATGCTGCCTGCACTTTGTTATGTATTTTCACGCAAACAACTAGAAATTTGCGCTGAAGAAATGACTACAAATCTTCTTGAATTTGATAGTAAAGTTCCTTATACAATTGATAGGGAATGCGAACAAATTATTCGTAAGCTACCAAATTACGAAGAGTATTTACATTTGCCTGAATATATTAACACTGTTAAACTTCTCAGAAAAGGTGTAGGTATTCATCATGCTGGTCTTATGTCAATATTGAGGGAAATGGTTGAACTCTTATTTGCACGTGGATTTATTAAGATTTTATTTTGTACTGAGACGATGAGTGTGGGTATTAATCTTCCAGTTAAAAGTACCATATTTACAGACGTAAACAAGTTTAATGGAGAAATTATACGCATGCTTTATAGTCACGAATACACACAGGCTTCAGGCAGAGCTGGACGATTAGGACTTGATACTGTTGGGCATGTAATTCACTTAAATAATTTATTTCGAAATATCGATTCAGTTAATTGTAAACTCATGATGAATGGGAAACCACAAACATTGACATCTAAATTTAAGATTTCTTATAATTTGCTACTAAATCTACTCGATATTGGAGATAAAAATCTAGTTCAATTTGCTAGTAAAAGTATGATTACAGGTGATTTAGATAATCAAATGGGTCAATTATACACAAAAATGACAAAACTTCAGACTGAAATAGATAATACTAATAATTGTATTGGACAATTAAGGACACCTCTAGAAATTATTCAAGAATTAATTGAACTGAGAAAAAATTTACAAACATCTGTAAATAAAAAACGTAAGGAAATTGAAAGAAGAATTAGCCAGATAACAGATAACTATAAATTTATCAGTCAAGATTTAAATAGTTATTTAAAGATATCTGAAAAAGAAAAAGAAATGAATTCTTTGAAGGATAATTATGACACATTACAATCTTATTTTCATTCTGGAGTATCATCTGTATTAGAACTTTTGAGTGAAGAAGGCTTTATTAATGGAGATAAATCAGAGGAAAACTCGTTAAGTTTAACGTTAGATGGCAAAATTGCATCTCAAATTAGAGAAATACATTGCTTAGCATTTACAAAATTATATAATTCAAAGAAACTAGACCATTTAACATCAAAACAATTGATTGCATTATTTAGTTGCTTCACAAATATTAGAGTTACAGATGAATTTAAAGACAATATACCAAAATCAGACGATGATAAAGTTAATCAAATTGTTAAAGAAGTAGAAGATTTATATATTGAATATTATGATAAAGAATTAGCTAGAAATATTAAAACAGGGTTTGATTATAAAATACATTATGATTTATTAAATTATCTAGAAAAATGGTGTGATAGTAAAAATGTAGAAGATTGTAAGTTAGTTTTACAAGAGTTAAACTCAAATAAAGGCATTTTTTTAGGTGAATTTGTTAAAGCTCTATTGAAGATAAATAATGTATCGAGTGAATTAGAAAAAATTGCAGAAATGACTGGTAATATAGCTTTTTTAAGTAAATTAAAAGAGATACAACATATGACACTAAAATATGTCGTAACAAACCAATCTTTATACGTTTAAAATGTATAAATTTTTGAACAATGCAAAATAATTTATTTTAATGAAAATTTTTAACATATTCAAGCGGACTTTTACACCAGGACAAATAACAGAGTTTGAAAAACGTCAAACAATAGAAATGAATCCTGGATTAAATAGTATTTATACCGCAAAATATATGTATTATAACGCAAAAAAATTACCGGAAAGTGTATTAGAAAGAAAGAGACAATTCAAAAAACAAGAAGAAATTGAAAAAAAAACACAAAAATTGCATAATATTTCTAGCTATCGTAAAAAACATTACAAAATAAAATTCATTAAATTAGTTCTAATCAATTAAAAAACTTATTTAATAATATTATGAAGATTTTAGATAATGTTAAACTTGATTTCACTGATGTATTAATTTTACCTAAAAGAAGTGAATATTCGTCTCGTTCTGAAGTTTCTCTCGAGAGAACTTTTAAATTTAAATATTCTCCTTATACTTGGACTGGTCTTCCTATTATGGTGAGTAATATGGATACAACCGGAACTATTGAAATGGCACTTGAAATGCAAAAACATAAAGTCTTAACATGTTTACATAAATATTATACATATAAGGATTTAATTCATAAATATTTAGATATAGAATATTTTGCTGTTTCAACAGGAATTGGAGAGAAAGATTTGGAAAATTTAGATAAAATAATGTTGGAAATAAACCCAAAATTTATTTGTATTGATGTAGCAAATGGATATATGTGTAAATTTATTGAAACATGTAAAAAAATTAGAGAGAAATATCCTCAAAAAATATTAATTGCAGGAAATGTTTGCACTTCTGAAGGAGTATTAGAATTAGTAATGGAAGGAAAAGTTGATATTGTTAAGGTTGGAATTGGTAGCGGAAGTTGTTGCACAACTAGAAAACAGACTGGAATTGGTATGCCACAATTTAGCGCAGTTATTGAATGTGCTGATACAGCTCACGGTTTGGATGCACACATTATTAGTGATGGCGGTCTTCAAGCTGTAGGTGATTTTCCTAAAGCTTATGGTGCTGGTGCTGATTTTGTAATGAGCGGTTCGATGTTTGCCGGTCATACTGAATCAGATGGGGAATTAATTGAAGATGATGGTAAAAAATACAAAGTATTTTATGGTATGAGTTCATATACAGCAATGAATAAATATAGCGGAGGTTTAGCTCATTATAGAAGTAGTGAGGGTAAAACTGTTAAAATTGAATATAGAGGTGATGTTAAGAGCACAATTTTAGATATTTGTGGCGGTATTCGTTCAACAATGACTTATATAGGAGCAAAAAAAATAAAAGATATACCTAAATGCACTACATTTATACGTGTTAATAGACAATTAAATCAAATTTATAATGGTAAGGAAATTTAAAAAAAATGAAATAAAGTTTATTACACCTTTTCTCATTTTAAAATGCCCATATATTATAAAATATCCAATTATAATATATTTATGAAATTAGTTTTAAAAACGGCTTTATTTCATATAACTTGTATATTATTATTTTCATTTATTTATTTTTCATACAAAGAAGATTTTATACCTGTAGATAAAGGTGAAAAATATAATAATTTTATAGATTTTTTAAATTTAAGTTTAACAATTCAATCTAGTGTTGGAATGACATATATAATACCACATACTTTTATTACAAAAGTAGTTATAATGATTCAACAAATTTTAGTAATACTTACTCATCTAATAACACTTTACTTTTTTACATTATAAATGCTTAAAAATTAATATTAATAAACTAATAAATGGATATAATAAATAACAAATATATTTTAATAAATAAGATAGGGTCTGGTTGTTTTGGTTCAATATATAAAGCACAAAATATAAGAACAAAAGAATATGTTGCAATAAAAGTTGAACCTATTAAAGACGAACTTAAACTTTTAAAAAATGAATCAAAAATATATAATCATTTAAATGGTAGCGATTATATACCTATTGTTAAATGGTATGGAAAAGATAATAAAAATTATTATATGGTTATAAATTTATTAGGCGATTCACTTCAAGACCTTATGTATTCAATGAAAAAATTCTCTCTAACTCTTATATTGAAACTTGGAATAAAAATTATAAATATACTTAATTTTATTCATGAAAAAGGTTTTATTCATAGAGATATAAAACCAGATAATTTTCTTTTTGGAGTAAATAAACTAGATAAATTATATTTAATTGATTTTGGTTTATGTAAATCATATTTAGATAAAAATGACATTCATAATAAATCTAAAAAAACATTTAGTTTAATTGGAAGTAAAAATTATGCAAGTATAAATGCACATGAATATAATGAATTAAGTAGAAGAGATGATTTAGAATCTCTTTGTTATATGTTATTGTATTTTTATAATGGAAATTTACCTTGGAGAAATATGATAGATGAAAAATTAATTGTTAATTCAAAAAAATTTTTTTTAAATGAAAAAAATAATCCAACTTACATTTTAGATTTATTAAGATATGTAAAAGCAATGGAATATCATGAAAAACCAAATTATTATTTAATTATTGATAATTTTAAAAAAGAAATAGAATTTTTAAGTAAAAATAATTAAAAAGAAATCGTATTATAAATAAAATGTCTAATAGATATGATAAAATGGAAGACTACATTAAATCGATTTTTAACGTATTTCAGATGGTAAATCGAAAAGCAGAACAACAACAAGATAAACGTCTCAAGCTTATTGCATTAACAATATATAATTATGTAAGATATATGTCAAAAGAACATGAAGTTGAGTTAAAAAATATCAATGAACCTGAAAGTATTAATTTAATTCCAGTTTTTGAATATGTATCAGCTAATAATATAGAATTATTAGATTTTTCTAATATAAATATAACTGATATCAATATAACTAAAAAAGAGGATTTAGAGAGATTTGTATTAACACATGTTTATTATATCACACAAGGCAAATAATATTTAATACGTAAAAAGATATAAAGATAATTTTATGTTTACAAATATAATAGAATGTCATCTTTTAAAGACGTTGTTACACCTTCACAACACTTACTTGGTCGGGTAAAGTGGTTCAACAATAAGACAGGTTATGGATTTATTACAGTTACTGATGGAAGTCAATCAGGAACTGATGTTTTTGTTCATCATAGTGCAGTTAATGTAGAAAATCAACAATATAAATATTTGGTTCAAGGAGAGTATGTTGAGTTCGACCTTATTAAGACTGAATCTGAAAAACATGAATGGCAAGCTTCTAAGGTTTGTGGAATTAAGAGCGGTAAACTAATGTGTGAAACTAGACATGAGTTGAAGCTTGCAAGAACTGAATATAAGGCAACCACACCCACTACTACACCCACTACTACTACCACTGATAAAGTTATTTCATCTGAACCTAAGATGCCTAGACAAAGAAATGAAGTAACAGAGCAAAAGGATAGAACTCAATATAGAGAAAGAAAGACTTCTAATCCAAGAGTTCGCGGTGAAGGCCCAAGAGATGGAGAAAAGAAAGAATGGACTTTGGTTGGTGATAAGGAAAAGCAAAGAAATACTCAAAAACCAAAGGTAGTTAGAGGAGCTCAAGGTTCAACCATTGTTACTATCCAATCCAAGTAAATATTAAGCGTAAAAATTTAAAATTTTTAAAAATTAATCTATAGTTATAATATATAATGACTAGTAGTATTAATCAGTCTAAACTTATGGGTGGAAAACGAAAGAATGGACATAAATCTAGCTGTATATGTCACATTTGCGAAAATATGAAAAATAAAGCCAGACGCGGAGGTTATGAAGAAGAAGTTGAAAAACAAAAAGAAAATATGATGGGTGGTTCTAAGAAAAAAAATGGACATAGAAAAGCATGCATGTGTCCTATTTGTAAAAATATGAAAAATTCAAAGAAAAGAGGCGGTTCTAAATCTAGCAGAAGAACTAGACGAAGAAGAGGAGGTGATGATGATGATGAAGATACTGATACATCTGATGAAGAAGAAGAAATGGAAGAAGAAGAAATGGAAGAAGAGAATGAAGATGACCAGGAAAATACAGATGAATCTATGAATGGAGGTAAAAGAAAGAGAGGTAATGGTCATAAGAAAAATATGCGTAAATCAAAGAGAGGTGGTCAGGAACCAGATGAAGAAAATCAAATGGGTGATATTGAAGAAGCTGGTATTAAGGCATCCTCAAATACTTTAATGGAACAACCTGCATCAAATTATGAATATGATGAATTACTTGCTGCTGAAGAAGGCAGAGCTGGACCTAATTCTAATGTTGGTGGTACACGCAAGAGACGTAGAGGTGGTAAAAAATACGGTGGTAAAAAATATGGTGGTAAAAAATATGGTGGTAAAACTCATAGACGACATTAAATAAATAATATTTAATAAAAATCAATTTAAATATTACTTGGCAAATGTAAATATAAATGTCAAAGAAACAACCAACTACTGATTCGCAAATAGATAATGATTTTTTTCAACAATTTGAACAATTAATTTCACAGCTTACATTAATGAAAACTCAAATTACTAGTATTCAACAAAATATTAAACAAATTGAAAAAAATGTTAAAAAACAAATGAAAGGTCTAAAGAAAGAGGTAGTTAAGAATAAGAATAAAGGAAATAGACAACCTTCTGGATTTGCAAAGCCTACTAAGGTAACAAAAGAGTTGTGTGAATTTATGAATCAATCTGAAGGAACAGAAATAGCTAGAACAGAAGTAACTCGCGCATTAGTTTCTTATATCAAACAAAATAAATTGGAGAATACAAGCAATTCAAAGATTATATTGCCTGATAATAAACTTAAGGATTTATTAGGATTAGATGATAGCCAAGAATTGACCTATTTTAATATTCAAAAATATATGAATAAGCATTTTGTTAAGAATGTTGCAGCTTAAAATAATATTATTTATTATGGTAAGATTTTTTTTAGATTTAACAGATGATGATTTGAAAAAAAATCCAAATCCATATGCATATGATGAAGAACAATTATTATATACATTACAAACATATTGACCAAGTTTAAGAGTTTTAAATCGTTATCAGAAGTTGTCAGCATATATATGCGCAAAATATGTTATATTTGATGGTAATAATGAAGAATATGGTTAAGATAGATGGTTAGCTGATGATGATATTTTAAGAAAACAAACCCATATAACGCGCAATGGATTAAGTGCAGCGCGCGGATTTGTCGCTAAAGAAGAAAAAAATGAGAGAAATGAATTCGAATTACTGGAAAAAAATGATTATAATACATTAAATTAAAAATTGAAATTAAATAATTATTATAAATGAAAATTATAATACTTATTGACAATGTGCGACAACAAGTCTGAAATCGAACAATTAAACACAGATATTATTGCTGCATATGATAATCATTATACAATCTCTCCAACTGGTCTAATTAATCCAAAAGAATCTCCAAATGGAAACCAAATTTACCACCTATACTCAACTGGAGAAATCAGCTTTCAAAAGGGTGGATGGGCTTATATGCAGCGTAGCGAATTTATTACACATGGAAATATACCAAACTATAAAAAACTAGACCTTAAATTTCCGAAGAAAGCAGCAGATGACTCTACTTATGTTATTTTGAGGGAAGAAGAGTGTAAAATTTTCAGAGAACAAATGAGTGAGTTAATTAAAAAATTGATTTAATTAAATATGTTAAATTTAAGAGTATAAATAATAGAATGTCGTTTTTCTGCATTAAAACCAAAGTAGATTTATCTGAAAAAAATAGTGAAGAATTAGTCTATTTAAAAACTGAACTAAACGCACAATTAAGTGATTTAAGAGTTAAAAAACAAAATTTACAGAATGAGATACTTATTGTTACGAAAAAATTTGAAGACATTGATAAAAATATAAATTTAATTTTGAAGGAAATTAAACGTCGCGAATATAACGAAGAATCTAAAAATATTATTGGTGAAGATATTAAGAGCATTGAAGACTTTGAACTATTAAGCGAAGATGAGCTTTCGATTATTACTAAAAATATGGACAGAACAGATTATAGAAAACACGGTATCCAAAATAGATTTTATGATTTGGAGAGAATTTGTAGAGAGGTTATTGCCATGAAAAAAAAATATCATAAATGGACATTAATAGATTTGTCAAGAGGAGTAGGAGTACAATATGATAAATTACCACCACATATATTTTATAGATACGAATATAAAGACGAAGATGGATGTGATTTTAAGCTCGGTGGAATAACAATAATCTCAGAATAAATAATATAAATTTATTTATTAGAAACATTAATAGCAAATTGATTAGCTTTAAATTTTCTAACTGTTTTTTTTTTATTGATTAATTCCTTCAATTTTGTATTGATTTTATTAGTTTGTACTTCTTGTATAACTTCTCTATGAATTATTTTATCGAATGTTTTCTCTCCAGCTTTGGCTCTAAAATAAACTTCTTTTCTTCGCTCACTGCAATAATTACAAAAACATCCATTATCAATATAATGGTCTATATCGATATCATTTATATATTGATTTTCTAAACATAAATTTATATAAAAATTATATTCATTTTCAGTATAAGGTGAGAAATATATAGTTAAACGATGTTGCCAAGTATTTAAATAATTATTTCTCTCGACTTCATTATAATAAAAATTAAAATATTTGTCGTTTTTAATTAGTTCTAGGTAATTAACTGGTAATTCATATTCCATCTTAAATTGTTTATATAAATTTCCTATATCTTTATCTTCAGTTTTATAATCATGTATAATAATAATATCTATCTGAAAAATGTTGGAGAGAATTGATGCCCATAAATGAGAATCGCATAGCCGAAGTTTAATATATTTTACATTATTAATATTTTGCAAACTATATTTTTTTTCAAAATCAAAAGAAACTGGTTCTGTAATATTGTATTTATCAAAATAATGGTCACCTTTTTCAATATGAGGAAATAGTTTATTAAATCTGTCGCTTATTCTTTTAATAGAATACTTACTAATATTATCGCTAGCATTATTAAAATGATATGGAGATATCTTTTCAAAGAATTCTGACATTTTTCTCTCTACCGGTGTTCTATAAACATCTATAACATAAACATTTTTCCCTTGGTTAGAGAGATAATTTATAATATCACTTATTTTAACACCATTTATACCAGTTGATACACTCAACATAATTTCATCATGAATATGAATTGTATTATAACTTTTACTTAGAGATATTCTTAATGAAGTAACTAGTGTTGTTGAACCAACTTTTGGTGGCGTATAAACAAATATATAATTATTAGTAGATGTATTAAATAATTTATTAATTGATTCTGCAATTATATTTTGACTCATATATAATATTGGTTAAATTAAAATTTAAAATCAAATTTATAAATTTTCTATGGAATCTATTTATGCTATTGATTTAAATAATGGGTTATCTAAAGAAGGAATTATACCTTGGAAATCAAAGAAGGATTTGAAGTTTTTTCAGAAAAAAACTATAAATAATGTTGTAATAATGGGTAAAAATACCTATTTCTCTCTGCCTGATGAAGTGAAACCTTTAAAGAATAGATTAAATATTGTATTGACAAGTAATCCAGCACAATTTTTGGACTTAGATGATGGAATAAGAAATGTTATATTTACAAATAATGATAAAATTCATAATTCGATTCTTAAATATAGAGAGAAATATATGCAGAAATATCCTTTTTTAAGTAGCAATTTTAAAATATTCTTTATTGGAGGAAAAAAAGTTTATGAACAGTTTATTCCATTATGTGAAAAGGTTTGGGTAACACAAATAAAAAAAGATTATTCGTGCGATTTAATTATGGAGTTTCCCTTTAAGGACTCAAAACAATTTAAAGAACCACAGATAATAGAACAACATGAAGAACTAACAATAACGTTATATGAAAAAAAGATATTGGCTCCCGAAGGGGGAATCCTCACCTTTTAATATTTTTATTAAAGAGTTACCAAGAGTAAACAAACTACATTATCTAAGTAAATAATTATTCGGAAGACCACATATCTCTCTCTTCATCTATTCGTGCACGTATGAGTCAAAAGTTGCCACGTCTTTGTCGTTAGATTTGTTTTTTAAATTTGCGATAATATTACGTAGAAGTTTAGTTTTTTCAACATCTAAAATAATAAACTCCTCGAGTTCGTCCTTGCCCACAACAGCAGTAGTGCTGATTTTGTCGTTAGATTTGTTTTTTAAATTTGCGATAATATTACGTAGAAGTTTAGTTTTTTCAACATCGACCTTAATAAACTCCTCGAGTTCGTCCTTGACCACAACAGCAGTACTGATGAGTTCGTCGTCAGAGAAGTCCGCTTCATTTTCTCCGAATACAGTTAATACGCATTTATTAGAGGCTAATTTAGAATGATATTTATTAATATCTACTGCCCACCAATTGTCTTCGCAGTAAACGATTCTGGCTTCGCGGGTTGGATTGCGGAGGCATTTGATGAAATTGTAGGCTGATTCTGTCTCATACCATGACTTGATACCGATGTATGCGCGATTATATTTTAAACCATTTTTAATATTAGATTTATAGGGTTCTATTAAAACTCTGCTTAGCTGTGCGATGTTATTTCTATCCAAGACATGGGCTATAAACTCAGCAGTGAAATTGCTGTCAATGCGGTGAATATAGATGCTTGTGATTGGATTCATTTTAGCTTACTGCTTGAGATTGATAAGTTAGTATGCAGTAAGACATATGTCTAAAAAGTATTTCAATTTTTATATTTATACATTATATCTGGTAATAACTGAAAATTTATAAATGAAGCTCTAACGAAGTAACCTTGTGACTATTTATTTAATTAAATTCATGACAACCTATTTTAACATTAATTTAAGCTACTTGGATTTAATTAATATTTTTGTATACACCTTTGATATAAATACAATATAAATATATGAGGCACAATATATATCATATATAGTATACTAGGAGGGGTCATAGGGGAACCTGGGTTCCCTAATAAATACAATTTTTCAGTAAACATGATTGAAGGGTAAAATAAAAAAAAATTGAAATACTTTAATTAGTAAATATGAAAAGCATATAATAATAATCAAAGTGAGCTGAAAGTAATAATGTCAATGT